TTTTACTTTGTATGATAGCAACGACGGCGACACCTACGCCGTTGTCGAAACCGCTGATATGCTGGGTGTGACGGTAACAGATGGCGTAATCCTGACCGTGGACAGCACGGATGAGGACAATACCCTGTATCATTTCGGGTATGTCGGCGGGAAGAGGTATCTTCAGCTTGTCGTAACTGGGACCGGCACCGTGTCCTGTCCGATGGCAATCGGCGTTGTCAAGGGTCATCCGCTGGATGCTCCCCCGCTGTAACTTTTAACCCGGCCCTTTAGTGGGTACTCAGGGCGGTCTTATCCGGGCCGCACCGGGGCAACCACCGGATAGGAGGAAAAGAAAATGGCAGACGAAACGTATCAACCGAAAGTTTACCGTAAGCAAGGCGGCGATGAAACTGTCGTTGCTGATGGTGGAAAAATAACCGTTGAATCGGGCGGAACAATCGAAATTGAGAGCGGCGGAATACTCTCAATAGCAGACGGCACCCTTGAACTGCCTGATATCGCAGTAGCTCAAGGAAGCATTCTTGTGGGTGACTCAGACGGCAAAGCCTCTGCCCTCTCAGCAAAGGGTGATGGCAAGATTCTTGTTGGGAATGGAACCACGATCACCAGCGTAACGGTGTCCGGTGATGCCACCCTTGCCAATACAGGCGCTCTCACCATTGCCGAAGGTGCCGTTGAGGATTCCATGATTGAGGGCCTTGCGGCTGGTCAGATCATCGTTGGTGTGGACGGTACGGCGGCGAACAATACGAAGGTTACGCTTTCCGGTGACGTGACGATGGATGCCACCGGTGCTGTGACGATTGCGGCAGGCGCTGTTGAAGCGTCTATGCTTGCCGATGGTGCCGGAATTGCAGCCCTCGTTACTGCGGGTGGGGGCGCGTCAGCGGCATACGCCAAGACTACCTCCGGAGCGCAAACGCTTCTTGCCGCGAACGGAAGCGGGGAAGGGGCGCGAACGGTCCTCATCGTTGTGACGGTGACTGAAACATTTGCGGCGGGTGATGGAACGGCAACCAGTTTTGATATCGGAGAAACCGACACCACCACCAAATTTAAATCAGCCCTCACGTCCGGCACTGCGGGCGATATCCTGACCTATGCCGGGGCACTCACCGAAGAAAAGGCATTGCTTGTTACTGCGACGGCGGCCACCGGAACAGGGGCCGGGGCAATAGCCATAACCGTGCTGGCGCTGCCCGCATCATAACCATAATCACCCTAGGGGGCGGCCTTCCTTCTCCGGGCTGCCCCCTCCCTCCCCAAAAAGTGAAAGGAGGTACAGGAGATGGCAAATCAAAGAATAGGCAATCTAAGTAACAGGTGGATCGGCCTTTCCACCGATACCAAGCCGACAACCGGAATTCCGGTAGGCGCCACGTATTTTGAGGTGAACACCGGCTTCATGTTCATCTATAACGGCTATGCGTGGGTTCCGAAAAGTTACCAGCCGGAAACGACCGTCAACTATAAGCAGATTTCGCTTGCACAGGCGGCGGGCGCTTATAACGTCATGACGGCAACGACGCAGGATCTTTTCATCGATGCCGTGATCGTTCATGTCCCTGACGACCTGTCGGGCGTTGAAACCTTCACCGGGATCAGTCTGGCCACGGATGATGGGTCGGCCATTGAGCTTCTTTCCTCAACGGCGGGCGCAAAGGCAAACCTGACGGGAAATTTCTTTGCCGTTTATCGCGGGCCGGTTGTCACCGCGGCGACAAAGAAAATCCAGTTGACCATCGGCGGCGGATCGGCAGGGGCCGGGAAAGTGGCGGACATAACCGTTTTATGGCGGCCAGTCGTAGCTGGCGGGTACTATCTCAACGCAGCATAGGGGGAGGCATGAAGCTGGCACTTAAAACCGCACCAACAAGCGAACCGGTCACAAAAGATGACGTTAAAAAACATCTGCGCCTCGCCACTACCACAGCGGAGGCGACGGCCTACACGACCGAGGACGACCTGCTTGATCGGCTTATCGCCACTGCACGGATCATCACCGAGCAGGAGATAGGCCGGAAGCTGATCACGCAGACTATGATCTACTATCTGGACAGATGGCCGAACAGGAGAGAAATCAGGATACCATATCCGCCATTACAATCGGCAACGGTGGCCTATCGTCTGGAAGGCGACAATGATTATGTCAACACTCTCTCGGCGGTGGATGTGGATACCATAAGCGAGCCCGGCAGGATTGTGTTACAGCCGAATGAATCGTGGCCGTCCGGGACGCTCTACAGCGATAAGCCTATCAAGATTGAGTTCGTTTGCGGGTACGGCGACGCTGACGACGTGCCGAAAGGGATTAAATCGGCAATCCTGTTGCGGATCGAAGACCTATATGAGCACCGCGGGGAGGTCGTGGTTGGCTTGACTGTCAGTAGGATAGCCGATGCCGTTGACAGTTTACTTCGTAGCTATAGAATCTGGACGAGGTTTGAATAATGCGTGCAGGCCGTATGGATCGCATAATTAGCTTGTATAAGGCATCGACCACCACCGATGACTTCGGGGAAGAAATCGTGGCCTGGATTCCCTTGTGCATGACTGGTGACGAAATCGCCACGGGCACCCTGACTATTGGAAAACTTTATCAGATTACCGCCACTGAGAAAGATCACTTCTACGCCGGGTGTAAGATCGGCGACGTATGGACGGCGACGCTGGCGACGGCCTGCAACGTCTCAAACAAGGTCAAACCGGTAACTCGTAGTTATCAGGAATGGGCGGAACGGCTGGAACTGCGGGGCGATGAACGATGGAACGCACAACAGGTTGTTGCCTCCATGTCCGGCAAGTATCGGATTCGATGGCGTTCGGATGTCGGGCCGATGAACATGTTGATTGACAGCGATTCACGGGAATACGACGTGCAGGCGGTGCTGGAGTTGGGCCGTAAAGAGGGGCTTGAACTTTTGGTTGCTGGGCGGACGGATTGAGGATTGTGAATATTATCCTGAAATGCGAGACGGTGAATAAATGAGCACCACAAAAGACGCTTTCAAATTCCAGTTGTTCGGCGTGAAGGAGTTAATGGCGGCTTTAGACGAGCTGCCTACCATTGCTATGCGAAAGTCCGCCGTGAGGAACGCGGCAAAGCGTTCGCTCATGCCTACCGCCGAACAGTATAGATCAGCGTTGCCCTGGGCCCCGAAGCCGAAACGGTATGCGATGTCGGAGCACCTAAGAGACAGTGTTGAGATTACCTCGGCATTGAAACGCAGCCAGAAGAAGGACGGACGCCGAGTAGGAAAAGATGAAATTGTCATGTATGTCGGCTCGTCGGCACCACACGCCCATTTGTTGGAATGGGGAACTGATGAACGGCAGCATAAGGAGGCGAAGGCAGTCCCGATAGGAGACGTGGTGCGGGTAGTGCAAAGTACAGGGCGAGTTCAGGCAAGGTCTTACCTAAGGCAGGCATGGGAATCAACGAAAGATGGCGTCATGAAGATATTTACGGATGAGATGAAAAAGGAAATTGAAAAGGCGGCGAAAAGACTGGCTGATAAGGCGGCCAAAGGGAGTTTGACAAAACAGCAGAGGGCGGGATTGATGCGATGATTATCGAATCTGCATTGAGAGCGATTATAATTGCAGACAACGGAGTTAAGGCTGTCACAACACGCTGTTATTACAATTATATTCCGCAATCGCCTACCTATCCGCTCATCGTCATACAGAGGGTGACAGGCAGCCGGGTGCATCATTTAAGCGGCCCCAGCGGTGCAGTAAGGCCACGTTTCCAGATCGAAGCATGGGCGGAGACTTACTCGGCAGCAAAGGGTCTGGCAAATCTTATCAGGGCAGCGCTTGATGGGAAGGAATATACAGAAGACGGCGTTAAGTTCTCCTGCCTGTCACAAGCGGAGATTGACGGATATGAAGAGGCGGTGAACGCTCATCGCATAATACAAGATTACTCGGTGAGATACACCGAATAACTAAGGAGGAATGTAAAATGGCAATACTTGATGCAACAGGAACAACTTTAGAAATCGGGGGGACGACCGGGGTGGCTGTAACGGCGCTAACACCGGCGGCGGGAAATCCCACAATCTTTA